GTCGATGGATCTGGCTGACTTCAAACTAATGATTGCTTAAAACAATGGCTAATTATCCTAAACAGCTACAGCTATACCCTACTCATTCCTACGCAGGTGCCCCGGGTAATCGCATCCGGGATAAAGCTCCTGGAGATCGGATCATCATCTCCGATGGATTCAATCCTCCAACTGACCTCAAGGTCAACACTCTCATCTATGACATCAGTGTGAACATCTATGGTGTTGACCTCTCCGGTATCACCCTCTACAAACGTACCCGTCCCAGGGACCGTTTCTTCAAGGATGACTTCGGTGACATTGTTGTATTCCCCTCTGGTACCCCAATCTCAGGGCCCAAGACAGCCAACGAGCTGATCGAGATCCTCCGTGTCCTCTGGGACATCGAACACACCGTTGCACCTAATCGCATCGGTAAAGCTACCTCCGTACTCAAATAATCATGGAAGATAAAGAACTCAAGCAGCAACTCCGTATTGCTGAAATCGTTAATGGCCGTGCTGCAATGCTCGGTGTTATTGCTGCCCTGGGTGCATATCTGGCGACTGGTCAGATCATCCCCGGCATCCTCTGAAATCTATCGGCCCCTTCGGGGGCCTTTTTCTTTACTATGGGCAATCTCAAATACTTCTTCGGCGCACTAACTTCTAACCGGATTGAACAGCTCTCTGGTGGAAAAATTAAACGAATGACCCCAAAGCAGGCTGCTGGCCTGATTGGATCCTGGATTGTCGAGACCGGCAGTAGGGACCTCACCGACCTTGATGTGGTGGAGAAAGTCGCTGGAGCTGGTCGGGGACTGTCTCAATACACCGGAGCACGCCGGGTCGCTTATGACATTGAAAGGGCCAAAGCACTCCGCCACGGGAAGAACCCTAACTCTCCTGAATGGCAGCTGCAGTACTTCGTCGATGAATACACAGGTAAACATGACCGCCATGCTGGGGGTAAGTCCCTTATTGGTTGGACTGGCGCTCTCAGTGGCGTCCCCGAATTCTCATCTGCTGCTGAAGCCTCAGAGTTCTTCACAGGTTCAGCTGCTGAAGGTAGGGGATACTTCCGGCCTGGTGTTACCCACCAAGATAAACGAAACAAGGAAGCTGAACGTGTCTATGGCCTCCTCGGAGGTGAGGGGGGATCGGGCGAGGTATCTATTCCAGAGATCACTCAGGCGAGCCCTACAGAGGCTTCTGAAGGCGTATCAGAGCCTTCTCAGGATAAGCCCTTCTCCATCCCAGAGTTACTTATTAACTCAGTTAAGTCGTTGGGTATTCAACTATGACTCCCATCAACTTTCGACTCAATGAATTTAAGGAGCTAGCAAAGAAGATCGATAGCGTGCTCCCTAAGCCCCTTGCGTGGCTCCTGAAGGCCTTTCTTTATGGTCTTGAGACCAAATGGATAGATGCCAAGACAAAGGCTGCTGTAGAGGCTTCTATAAGCAACTACTGGGATGAGGTTGGACCTAAAGCAATACTCACCCCTCCGACTTACCACGAAGAAGAATCAGAAGTGGAAGGTCTACCGATAATGTCCCTAACCGCTAGTTATGAACGCACAGGAACTAGAGAAGAAACTAAAGGATGACTTCAAAGTATTCCTGACATTAGTGTGGCGTGAGTTAGACCTACCTAAACCTACTCGCGCCCAACTCTGTATTGCTGACTATCTTCAACATGGACCAAAACGATTACAGATTAGTGCCTTCCGAGGAGTTGGAAAGTCTTGGATTACAGCTGCCTTCGTACTCTGGGTGCTCTTCAATGACCCTGATAAGAAAATCATGGTTATCTCTGCATCTAAAGAACGTGCAGACAACTTCTCAATCTTCTGTCAAAAACTCATCCTCGACATCCAATGGCTAAGCCACCTAGGACCGAAGGACAGCGATCAGCGTTGGTCGCGGATCTCCTTCGACGTAGGGCCAGCCAAGCCCCACCAGGCACCCTCTGTGAAGTCTGTGGGTATCACAGGACAGATGACTGGTTCCCGTGCCCATTTAATGATCTTCGATGACGTTGAGGTTCCCCTTAACTCTGCCACTGATCTCCAACGTGAAAAACTCCTTCAGTTGGTTACCGAGGCTGAGTCAATCCTCACACCGGATGACGACTCTAGGATTCTATTCCTCGGTACACCCCAGTCTACATTTACGATCTACAGGAAGCTCGCCGAGCGCTCCTATCGGCCCTTCGTCTGGCCAGCACGTTATCCCAAGGACTTATCCAAATACGAGGGCCTCCTCGCACCCCAACTGGTTGCAGATATCGAGAAAGGAGTGGAGGCTTGGACACCCACCGATAGTCGATTCTCTGACCTAGACCTCATTGAACGTGAGGCGGCTATGGGTCGCTCTAACTTCATGCTTCAGTTCATGCTGGATACCAGCCTGTCTGATGCTGAGAAGTTCCCCCTTAAGTTCCAAGACCTAATTGTTACCTCCCTCGGTAATGAATGTGCTGAGCGCTATGCCTGGTCGGCTGATCCCCGCTACATGCTTAAAGACCTCAACCCCGTAGGTCTACCCGGTGACCGCTTCTACGGTCCCATGTATATCGACGAAGGGATGTGTGATTATGCTGAAACCATTGTTAGCGTTGACCCCTCTGGACGAGGAACAGACGAGACAGTTGCTGTCGTCCTTTCCCAGGCGAATGGCTATGTCTTTGTTCGTGATCTCCGTGCTTATCGTGACGGCTATTCAGATACTACGCTATCCGATATTGTTAGACTCGGTAAGAGATACAACGCCTCCCGCCTCCTTGTCGAATCAAACTTCGGAGACGGAATGATATGCGAACTCTTCAAACGACACATCATACAGATGGGTGCTGCCTTCACTACTGAAGAAGTTAGAGCTAGTGTCCGTAAAGAAGAACGCATCATCGATACCCTTGAGCCTGTGATGAACCAACACAAGCTCGTCATTGACCCCCGTGTCTGGGAATATGATTACTCGTCAAATCCCGATGCTTCTCCTGAGAAGAGGCTGGAATATATGCTCGGATACCAGATGTCCCGCATGTGCAGAGAGAAGGGAGCAGTTAAACACGATGACCGAATCGACGCTTTGGCTCAAGGCGTCCAGTGGTTTATCGACGCATTGGCTCAGTCCGCTTTCAAAGCCCAAGCCCTTAGGAAGAATGAAGAGTTCAATGCCATGATTCAAGCCTTTGAAGATAACCCCCATCTAGCTACAGATGCCCTAGTCCTAGGACAATCCTCCAAATCCCTCAAATCCCTTACTAGTACTAAGGTCTGGGACTGGACATAGCTATCTGGCCCACGTAAGCAGGGAGAGTGGTGCCTCCCTGTGTGGATATGCGGTGAGATGACCCCTAGGTATGACCAGGGGTCTTCTTTTCCAAGACCACAAAGACCAAAACTAAATCAGGAGCATACCGGGTTGAGACACCTGAGGGTTGACAGCTTGTCCCTCAAAACACAGATGCAACACCGTACATACTTACTACTACCAACACCCAAGCTGGTGCTCGTAGACAGTACGAGGACACCCCCTTGGGTGGCCCGGACTCGTCACAGAGCTGGAAGAGGTTGAATGGGATGACACAAAGACCACAAAGACAACAATCATCATCACAACCGATTCCATAAACATACTACTAACCCTGAAGTTCTAATTGAACGGGGTACGAAGTACCCGCAATATCAATCCTACTTATACTATCCACCTACCATTGTTGCTATGGCTTTGGTTACTACCTTCCCTGGTAATGGGGGAGGGTTATATGTTGAATACCATAAGAAGTATAAGCACTTTGTATGTCTCTATAAAAACTCTACTCGCTTCTTCGATGATCCCGTTGAGCTGAGGAGAGTGCTGGGCTGTGCCAAATTCACAGCTACCGGCCAGGCCTTAAAAGATTGGGCTGTAGAGATGCTGAGTGCTGGGTCTTCCCCTGAAGTTCAACCCCGCAAAGACACGTCATTCGCTTCTGAAGCTATGGAAGAGGCGGAGAACGATCCCACTAAGAACACTCGCATGATTGTCTGATGATTGACTATGACCGTATGAGGCGCCTAGAAGCCGCTATAAGGGCTGCTGAGGCTGCGGGTAACACAACCATCCTGTTTGCACTTAGGAAAGCCTTGAAGGACGTTACAGCGGCCTATCGTGAGCATCCTCCGTATAAGGACCGGGAGCTGTGACAGCCTCGGAGTATTTCAGCATAAATTTCTGAAGCCTATAACGCAGTAGCGTTCAGCCAAAGTCCCCCCTATGCCCCCCTCTGCGTGAGAAATAAGGGGGCCAGGGGGTGTGGTTTCGTTATCAACCAGGGCCCAGCCCTTGCGGTGCCTGGGTTCTCATTAGATCAGGAGTCTAGTGAGCACTACCAGGGCCATAGATAACACTAACTAATGCTATTCATTAGGCTTTCTTATCATCAATCCAGACCCATCTGTTCGATCACCATCACACCAAGGAGCAACAATCATGGGCAAGAAGAAGAAGAAGAATGCAGAGGACAGATACCGTCAGGTAATCATGCACAGCACAGGAGTATTGTGGGAGAGAATGTGTAACCTACTGGACACACT